TTTAATAAGACAATCTATGCTTGAATGGTAAAGAAAGAAGGTATAATATGAGAATTCAAAGATTCGCTGGTAATTTTAAACCAGAATTTTGGTCAAAGTATATTCAAACTGAATTAGCTAAAGACTTAGTAATTGCTAATTGGTGCGATTATAAATTTGATAAAGAGTTTAAACAAGGGGACAGATTAGTTATTCCAGGAGCAGTAAGACCAACAATAGGAACTTATGTACCAGGTAATGACATTACTATTGAAAAATTAGCAGATAATGCTCAATACTTAGATATTGATTATGCTGATTATTTTGCTTTTGAAGTAGATGATATTGATAAAGCACAATCAGTTCAAGGATATTTAGATACACAATTTAATGAAGCTAAGAAAGCTTTAGCAGAACATGAGGATGCTACAATTGCAGAAGTTGCTGCTAAAGGTGCAAACTCTGATATGATTTCAAGTTCTATAGATATAAGTGCTGCAACATCACCACTTGCATCAATCGATGACGGACTTTTAAAATTATATAAGAACAATGTATCTACAAAAGAAGAATTAGCTGCTGATTTAAATCCAGAACACATTACATTGATCCGTTCAAAATTAGCATCATTATTCACAGAAAACGTTGAATATATTAAGAAAGGTGCTGTTGGTAAATACAATAACACTTTATTAAGAATGAGTAATAATTTGTACAACGATAATACAGATGATTACGAACTATTGAGAACAAGAAAAGCAGTAGCTTGTGCAAACTCAATAGATAAACTAGAAACTTGCAGAAAAGAAAAAGGATTTGCAAGTATCGTAAAAGGACTTAATGTATATGGTGCTAAAGTTGTAAGACCAAAAGAGCTATATGTAATTAAGGTTCACTAATAAGGGAGGAATGATAATATGATGAATATTCAAAAATTCGCTGCTTCGACAGGTAAATTTGTAACACTTAGAAACGAAATAAAAGCATTAGGAACAAATTTAGTTGCTGTTGATACTACAGCAGGTATTAAATTCGACTGCAAAAATTATCCAAACGGTAGATTAATGTTTATTTTCCAAAATACAGAAGCATCTACTGCAAAAGATATTAAAGTATTAAAACCAACAAACGGAGGTTATGCTGCTGCTTCTGCTGATTTAGTAGTAGAAGATTTAGCTGCTGGTGCTGTTGCTGTTGCTTATGTAGAAACTGCAAAATATGCAAATAACGATGGAAGTATTTACTGTTTAGGTGAAAGTGCTAACGTTAAAGTTGCTGCAGTAGTTCTAGGAAAATAAGAGAGATTTATTCTCTCTTTTATTATGTTTATTAAGAAATTAGTAGATGTAATGAAGGGGATGAATAATGACAACGATTAAAGTAGAAAATAACTTTATTGAAGTATCAGGACATAGTGGTTATGCTACAGTAGGCACTGATATTGTATGTGCTGCCATTAGTACGCTAAGTGAAGCTACATATAATTATCTAATTGCCACTAATAATAAGGTTATTTTAGAAGAAAAAGATGCTTATTATAAAATGGTATTTGAAGAATTAAATGAAGCAGGAAAAGCCATTAAAACAGAATTTATAAGTATGGTAGATGACTTAATGAGTCAATACCCAAAAAACATTAGGAGGATCAAATGAAAAAATTAGATAAATTAGAAAAATATATAAAAGTTCCAGACACAAAATTCTATGGTGTTTATTTCTATGATGGAGAAGATATAGAATTGCATAATGAAACAGAAGAATTTAATGATGAAAATGGACATGTAAGATTAACAATAAGAGATACAATAGAAAATGGAGTATTCAAAAAATATAAATTGGTTGAAGACTTAAAAAATAGTGTTATTGAAGAAGTAAAAAAAGAATATCCAATAAAAAAAGACGAAATGTTAGCATATGTAGAATTTGAAGGATTTGGGAAGATACATTCAAAATTGGTTTCTACAGATGAAGCAATAAATAAAATTAAGCAATTAAATAGTAAGTATTTCGATGAAAATGGAAATTTATTGTAAGGAGTTGATTATATGACTTTAAAAGATATGAAATTAAGGGTATTGAGTTTAATAGAAGAAGTTAATGCACAAAGTCAATATCTAACTGATGATGTAGATATACAAGCAAAAATAAACTATGTTATAGATACAAAGATGCATGAATTAGCAAGAATAAAAAAGATCGCTGCAGTTGAAACAATAGATGTAGAAGCAGATGAAGATATAAATTTATATGAAGAATTAGACAACTTCTATAAATTGAATTCAATAACAGGTGTAAGATATGAAATCTTTGAAAATATAATCACATTTAAAGAAAATGGAACAGCCAAAATAAAGTATTTTAAATATCCTAAAATGATTGATGAAAAAACAAATAATAACTATAAGTTTGAATTAAGTGAGGACGTTTTAGAAATTATGCCTTATGGTGTGGCAGCAGACTTATTAAAAAGTGATGTATCAGCACAATATGGACAGGTATATGCAAACGCTTATCAGGAAGCCCTTAATCTATTAGATTTAAAAACTACAGGTGGAACAATGGAAATAAAGGGTGGTATAAATGTATAACATACAACCAAAAATACAAAGATATAATAATTTTAGAGGGGTAGATTTTACAGATGGTAATGTTGCAACTTCAAGAAGCCCAGAAGCCCTTAATATGTGGAAAAATTATAAAACATTAGGAAAAAAAGTAGAAACAAGACCAGAGATAGCATTACAACTAAGTATGAGTAATACTATTTATGGTCTATTTTTTTATACTATAAGTTCAATAACACATTGGATAATACATGTAGGAACAAGTTTAATAGATTATAATCCAAATACAAATACGCAGACTGTAATAAAAGCAACAGGAATGAATCCTAGAAAATCATCTGCATTTGTTTATAATAACATTTTCTTTATATTGGATGGAATAAATTATCTTGAGTATAACGGAATAACTTGTAAAGCAGTTGAAGGTGTAGTGCCAACAATAGCAATACATAATTACAATACAAATTCACATAAAACATACCAAGATAGAAATTTAATAAGTGATTATGTAAATGAACTATTCTTTGCAGATGGAGTACAGACAGAATATCAAGTATCATCAAAAGATATATCAGACATAACTGTTTATGTAAATGATGTTCAAAAAGAAATAACAACAGATTATACAGTAGATACAACAAATGGAATAATAACTTTTACAACAGCACCAGAACAAGATATTGACTCTGCAAACGTAGTTATTAAATATAAAAAGGTAATATCAGGAGCAAAGAACAAAATATTTAAATGTACACTTTCTACTATATTTGATAATAGGGTATTCTTTAGTGGAAATCAAGACTATCCTAATTTATTAATGTGGTGTGGATTGAATGATCCAAGATACATAAGTGATATGTATTATGCTACTGATGGCGATTTAGCACCAATAAAGGCACTTGTACCAGGCAATAATGCTTTATGGGTATTTAAAGAACCATCACAATCAAATACAACAGTATTCTATCATGTACCAGGATTGCAATATAATGATGTACTTGAAGAATCTATTAAGACATACGCAGAAGCACATTCAAGTATAACAACAGGATGTAAAGCAACAGGAATAAACTTTAATGATGATATAGTGTTCTTTAGTGATAGAGGTATGGAAGGTATATCAAGTGATATAACAACAGAACAAGTATTAGGACATAGAAGTACATTAGTAGATAGAAAACTATTAAATGAGAGCAATTATAATTTAATGGAACTTGCAGAATGGGAAGGATATTTGTTAGTAATTATTGATGATAAAGTGTATTTAGCAGATTCAAGACAAAAAGTAAATAATGCAGACCATATAGAATATGAATGGTTCTATTGGGAACTATCTAAAAAGATAAAAAGAGCAGCTACTTATGAAGGAATGTTATATTTATGTAGTGAAGCAGAAAATGTATACAATGAACAAGGATATAAAAAATATACTGATGGAGAGAACATTTACTGGTATGATACAGAGAATGAAAAATTATACGATGACGAAGGAACAGAAAGCCAAGTATCAGTAGGAACTTTGACAGAGGTATTTACATCAGGGATTTATACATTAACAGACAATACAGAGAATAGAACAATATCATCTTATTGGACAACACCAGAAGATGATTTTAATTATCCTCAGTATCTTAAAACAACAAATAAGAGGGGCTTTAAAAGTGATGTAGTAGGAGCAAAAATAAAAGTTGATGTAAAAACAGATAATAATGAATTCGAAACGTTAGGAACATTTGAGAATACTAAGGGATATATAGTCGCAAAGATAAAAGAAAAGAAATGGAATAAAATACAATTAAAATTTAGTAATGACAAACCTTTTGGAATATATGAAATTAATTTAGAGGCTTATGTAGGTTCTTACGTTAAAAGATAGGAGGCAAATATGAATATACAACGATTCACTTCAATAGATGAAACAATTAATCAATTTTCAGGTTGGATAGATGAAACCAAAAATGAAATAAATGCACTTGCAGGGCAGAAACAATCAGAAATAGATGAGTATAATAAAAATTATAATAACCAATTAACACAATATGATGCATTATTAAATCAGCAAAAAGATCTAATTGATACTGAAACAGAAAAACAAAAAGAAATACAACAAAAACAAACAGATTATAATATAGGATTAATTAATCAAAATAAAGAAAAAGCTGAGAAAGCAACGCAAAAAGAAACAGGAGACGCATATACAGATTATTTAAAATCAATTAATCAATATGGTGGAAATGCTGAGGCTTTGGCAGCATCAGGATTAATTAATCAAGGAATACAAGAAACATCAAGAATAGCAATGAATATTACATATCAAAATAGGGTTAGTTCGGCAAAATCAGCCTTATTACAAGCTAATACAGAATATGATAATCAAATCCAACAAGCCTTATTAACAAACGATGCTAATTTAGCAGAACTTGCTTTAAATAGCATGAAGCAAAAATATCAAATAGCACTACAAGGTTTTGAATATAAAAACAATATGTACAATACAAAAATGAGCTACATGCAACACCTTGACGACACATATTTTGACAGGCAACAGACTTTACAATCTAGAATTGATAATTATAATCAGCATATATCAAATTTACGTACTGCTAAAGAAGAAATTGAGGAAAAACGTAGACAATTTGAGGCAGAAATGGCAGAAAATAGAAGACAATTTGACATGGAATTTGCAGAAAATCAAAGACAATTCGATGCACAAATGGCAGCAAATGAAAGATATTATGATTATAGTTCTTCAAATAATAGTTATAGTTCTGATTATGGATATTCAGATAATCCATCATCTCAATCATCAAATTCCAATATATTTGGAAATAGCGAAAAAACAATGAGTAAAAAAGATTACTATTTCAGCAATGGCTACCAACCAAGATATATAAATAACACTAAATTGAGCGATACAGGAATAAATGTAGGACAAATTTATGGTGGACAATTAGGAGAAAATAGAAGAAGTCAAAATATATGGTATGCGAGTGGAAAATACTATATATGGCTAGGAAATGGCAATGGTGGAGGAGAATACATGCAAGTTGATGCACAAGACGTAAGCAAAATTAAAAACGCATCAAGCACATGGAATAG